CGTAGGTGGTGATGATCATCTGACCTTCACGGCCGGCGTCTTTGGTATCCGCGAGCTGATGCAGGTGGATATCAAAAAATTTCCCTTCGTCCTGCCAGTCTTTGACCTTTGCATCGGTCGGAACAACTATCAATACATCACGTTTGCCCATGCGCTCAAAGCGCTTGATGATCCCGAGACCAGTGTAAGTCTTTCCGGTACCAGTGGCATCTGTGAAAAGGATTCCTTTATTGACCTCATCGATTGCCGGATCCCCTGACTTACGGAAGCCAGGCTCGTTCCAGAAACGTTCCTCCATCTTGAGAACGTTGTCGACTTGATGTGGAAGAAGTAATGGTAATGACGCGGCAATGTTATCGCGATCTTTTGCAATGATCGGTACATTCCGATTTGCTCGCTCCTGTAGCTTTACTTTTTCCTCGTGAGAAAGTCGTTTTGCGACTTGGTTTGAAGAAGCTGTGTCAGACTTTCCTGTTGTGCTTCGTCCAGATTGTTTTCCAGTGTCATCAACTGTACTGCTTCCTCGATTGTCGGTACCTCTACCAACACGTTCTGCAACTGGCTCAGGCTGGATCTCTGCAGAAACTCCTGTATCTGACTGTTCGCTACGAGCAGGGGGAATACGCTCTGAAAAGAAGAGATCACCTTGCTGTCCAATCCCTGTTCCTGAAGTTGTTTTGCTTCCGCGGCCAGTGCGTTCTCCACTTGCATCTCCGTCATTGGAAACATTCGACTTGCCCACTTGCTTGTCAGTGTCGACTCGTGAGCTATTTGATTCCAGATCTCCTGCGGTACTTGTGTCATCGTCGTTTTTTGTTGAAGTTAAGAAATCATCCACGCGAGTCGCCTTCAACTCCTGGAATGATGTAAGGTCATCGTTATCCGTTGTGGCTAAGATGCTGCCATAGCCGGCCTTCAATGCCTGGAAGTATTTCCGGAAAGCATCCTCGCCGTATTGAGCAAGAACATCTTTCGCGATCTCCTGAAATTTGACAATACCAAGCTCTACATACTTACCAACGATCTTCGCTCCGATCAATGCGGCTTGGGGATTGAGACCGGTGGCCAGTGTGCCACCAAGTGTATTATTGAGTTCCTTGAACAGTGCGTCGAGCTCGCTGGATACTTGCTTTGACTTCGGAACATTCGATTGGCCGGCAACGCCACGTTTGATAAGGTGGCCTTTAGCCCAGTTTCTTACCTTATCTGATGCATCGCTATTGACTATTTTTTTAGCTGCATGATCGAGAGCTTCTTCTTTTGAATTAAACTGTTTATCAACCACGTTTGGTAAACTTCCAAAACCTCCCGTTGAATCGGTCACACTTGGAGTTGCGATCCATTTATCATTGTCAAGTTGAACGAATCTTATCTCTGCTAACGGTTCTCCCTGCCATCCCTTTTTTGGATTGGGTAATGACACAGTTTCAATGTCCTCAGACACGAACACTCCATGGTCGTTTGGTACCGCCCCTTTCTTAGTCTTTAATTTTGGTTGAGATTGTTCTTCCTCCTGAGCGTAGTTAGGATCTCCGAGGAAATCACGGATAGCTTTTAGCTCTGCTTGTCGCTCTTGGTCGCGTCGTTCTTTTGTTCCTTCGAAGTTTTCACGAAATCCTGGAACTGCTTGGAAGCTTTCAGCCTCTTTGCCAATTCGCTCGTTCCGCTCAGTAAGGTACTGGTGGATTTCTGCACGTCCTTCTTCTGTTCTTGCATACTCAAAGATATAGTTAATTGTCTCTTTTTCCGAATCCGTGAAAGCATCACTGTCCAGATATTTTTGGATGTTGGCCGACTTGTACACTTCCGCGGTAAGCCCTTTGTCCAGGATACTTTGCAGTTCATCGCGCAAAGCCATATTTTCCTCAAATTCTCCCTGCTTTTCAGTGACATGAAGATCTGCCAACACATCCGAATCACTCTGAGAAATGTCCTCAAATGGCTTGGAAAGTGCCACGATCGCCGCCTCCTGTGTCTTCTTATTTTTATCGACCAAGGTCTTCGCGATGTGACGATTGAGAGATTTGCCAGTGAGCTCTTTATAGCGGGCATTGATGTTCCGTAGCACTTCATTGCCGACAGGACGAAACACATCACCTGCACCGTTGGGATTACGCTTCATGAAGTCCCAAACATCTTCGGCACTTACCTCCGTGCCGTCACCCTTCGGATTAATCTGGTGGGAAATATCCTGTGCGATCTGATCGATCGCAGTGCCACCTTTGACTTTGAGGTATGATTTTGCGATACTGTTACCGACTGCGTTTTTGTCGCCGACAGTTTCCAGAAGAGATGCTTGATTGACTTTGACTCCTTCGAGCACTCTAGCAATAGCTGCATCTCTTCCGCTAATAGCCGATGGGGTTCTAACCTCATCACTGTAACGTCTTGCAAGCTCAACAGCTGAACTAATGTCTCCGTAAGGTGCGCCGGACCGTGACTTACTATCATCACCCTCCTGGTCGATGATCTGATCGACGTTCTCCCCATTGACATTACTGAGGCCACTATCAACGCCTGGTCCAGTGGTTGAGGATTGTTCTGTTCCATCTGTTGTTGGTGGTACCGCCACCTCGGTTTGTGTTTCTTCTTCGGCAGTAGGATCGATAACATCAACGTCTTCAGCTTCCGGAACTGAGACCTTTGTAAGCACCTCATCTTGGATGAACTCCTTTATTTCCTCCGGACTACGTGGATCTCCGTGATTCTTTGCAACGTCAACCACGTTGTTCATAATATCCTCAAACACTTCAGCTTGCTCCTCAGACTTCTGTGGGATATTGGCCAACTGCTTGAATGAAGCAATGCGATTAGCTGCAGCCATCGTGATGTTTCCTCCTGCAGATACACTTGATCCACCTACAGCACCAGCAAGACTTTCATCAAGCACTTGGAAATAGTCGATATCCTTCACTGCTTGAATTGTTCCAAGTCCCTTCATCCTCCCTATCGCGGTTTGGTTCAACGCGCTCTGAGTACCCTCGGTGTAGAATTCAACCTTACCGGCTTTACCTGTCTCTTTAAAGAAACTTGCTGTCCTGGATTTTAGATCTTTCTTCACTTGATCAAACCCGACTGTCTTTGCAACTTTACTTGCACCGAGGAATTCCAATGCGCCTTGAATTATACCGAAGTTTCTTGCTGTGATTGGCTCATCGAGATCTTGACGAATAACCTCCTCTGGTGTGATTCCTTTCTCCTGGGCAATCGCCAACGTGCCCTCTATCTGGTTGTTACCTATTTCCTGAATAACTGATGTAGCACCTTTGGAAGCGATTGCTGGAACAATCTGTGCAATCCCCTGTCCGGCGTTGCTGAAAACAAAATCCAGAACATCAAGAGGTTTTTTGATTTGGCTTACAGAACGAATCAGATTCTGATCATTCTGCAACATCACCGGAACGCCACCACCAATAGGAACAATCGCCAATGGCTGTTTCTTCCAATTCTCCGCCCATTCAAATGCAGCAACACGAGCGTCATCAACCTGTTCGTTGATGGCTTTGGTAGCGCCCGGGATAGCATTGATCACTTTTTTCAGCTGATGGCCGAAGCCAGGTCGAAGCATGGATTTTTCTAGATCTTCATCTTTGATCTTCAAATCCGAAAGAAGATTCTGAACAGTGCCGGCGGCTGCAGCTGGCATCTCAAATCCCAATGTCTTCTGGATGGAGCGTGAGAACGTACCAAAGACACGATCACCGATGGAGCGATTCTCCTCGATCGCTTTTTCACGAGCAAGTTGTTCCCGGCTTTTTCCTGTTAACGCTGTTGCAAGATCATCAGCATCCATATCGATCGATGTTGGTGAAAGTCTACCTGAATCAACATCCTCAGCTCTGTCAGGATACTGCTGCTTATATATCTGCTTGCTCAGCTGTGTACGCTCTTCACTTGTTAATCCGAGATCATTGAACAACTTAGTTTGCCGACGGCGGTTATCTCGATCATACGCCTCTTTACCGGCATCTAGCATGACCTTCATCTTCCGGATCTCATCGAGACGTTTGTTGTGATCCTTCGCCATCTCCTTATACCCATCATTGAGCACACGAAACTCATTGAGCTTCGCAGGATCCTGCTGAAGCACATCGTAGCTATCAATAGCCAATTTGGCCCCCTGCAGCTTGCCCTGAAGTTCTTTCAGTTCACCAGTCTTTCCGTTGTAATCCGAAAGAAGTTGACGATAGTTAGCTGCGGGGGATATATCCGAACCAGTAAGCGATGAAGCGCTTGATTCTACTTTTTTTTTACGAACGCCCAATGGATCATCAGTGGCAGGCTCTTCTGTCACAGCTTTCTTCTTGGCGCGGATACCAAGTGGATCGTTGTTTGGATCGTTCGGTAATTCGTTTTCTGTAACCATGCTTATTTAATTGTTCCGTCGTCGATTGCTTTCTGAAGTTCCTCGTCAGTGTACTTGTATTTTTCCTTGAGTTCCTTCAAAGTGAATTTCTTACCACCCTTTGCTGTGTAACTCTCTTTGAATTTGTAAGTGCGCTGTGCTCCTTCACCACGGAAGATCTTCGCGAGACTTTCGTAGTCATCCGCGGGAATTTCTTTGATATCAGCGTGGCCACCCTTCTGCCCTTCAAACTCAATCTCGATAGCGTGCTTCTTGCCGAAGCCAAAAATTCCTCCGTCTGTTTCGATCTTCCGTGCGCTCTTGATCTTCTTCCCATCTGCATATCGGCCAACAAGTGTCTCCATTGATTCACCATTCTGCCATTGTTGCACTGCACCGTTCTCAATAGCCTTGGTATCTTCGTTGACCTGCTGCTTACCGGCATTTCCACGATATATAGAAGATGGATTCCATCCCATAAGTCCGATGAGCTGATCTGTGGAGAAATGATTCTTTGCCTCCGCGGGAGAATTTTCAAATAGACCATTGATTGATTCAAAGGCACCTTCATTTGCGAGGTTGATCTCCTCCATCTTCGCCATACCACGGTCGGAGTATTTGACGCGAAGCACCAGGCGTGGGCTCGCGTTGTTCGTTACCACGCCACCATTTGCAAAAACTTCTGTTGTCCCAGGCGTAGCATTACCAGGAACAATTTTAGCGTCAAGAATATGACCATCACCGAACTTCGAATTTCTGAGGGCACCGACTGCAGACTGTGCTTCCGGTGTCAATGAACCATCAGAACCAATGCTGTTGATGATAGCGTTGATTTTATTGGCGCGATTTGTAGCCGGCTGCATCTGCCATGGTTTCAATCCGAAGGCGCCATAATTGTATGACTCAGGGTTACGGCTGAAACTTGGCTTTATGTCCTGCTTGAGATCTGCAGATTTAATCAGGACTGGACGCACGACGTCTTTTACGTCGACGCCTCTCTTCTCCGCTAACGCTGTGTAGGCAAGTCGTGCGGTATCTGAATTGAGGAATGATTCGTATACTTCCGGAACATCGTTGATGATTGGATTGCCGTCACTGTCTGTTTTTACACCTTTCAGATTGGTCGGATCCTCAGTATAGATTTGTCCCTTCCACTTTGTCTCGATATCCTGTGTTAGAATACCATTATTCTGAGCTGCCTGTGTGACGTAGTTGGTCATGTTATCATTCAACCCGTCCTTATAATCCTTCTCGTACTTCAGGAAGTTGAAACCGAGTGGATCATTCTTGTAGATGTTGCGGATACTATTAACATCCACGTCGTCAAGATTCTTTGCTGTGCCGTCCGGGTTCAGATAAGTATCATTAATCTTGCCGTTGTAGTACTCGCTTAACAGGTATGGGTTTTTTTCGATTTCCTTCCTGGTTGCCTCGAGCTCCTGTTTGATATAGTTGGAACGGCGAGCGAGATCATTCACCTCATCCCATCCACGTTTTACAGATCTCTGAAAGTTTTGATCCTCGGCCAACGATGGATTCTTCTCCAAAGCCTCCAGCACTTTCTTACGATGTGAATCAGTTGCGTCGATCAATTGCTTGTTGAATGGTTCGTAAGCACGTTCAGGCTCCACATTGATCATCTCCCACATCTTCTTATCGCGCTTCTCCTGCAACAACTTTGCTTCCTCTGCAGCAACCGCCTGTTTACGTTGAATGTCGGCCTTACGCATGTAGTAAGCACGCATAGGATTACCCTCACGGCCGAATATTTGGGCTTGGCCGGTGCCCTCCATTCCACGATAAACAATGCTTTCCGGAGTCTCCATAGATTAATAGTTGTATTGACCTCTGCTTCTTAAAACCGCTTCTTCGTAAGGCGATAGCTTCATATTCTGGAACCGTGTCAATCCACGTGGTTTGCCAAAGTTCTGGCCATATAGGTAGCCTGTAGTTGCAGGAGCTTTCGTCGCAGTAACGGTATCGCTACCAAGTCCTGTAACATCCGATAGATTTGAATCGATAGCTGAGTCGGGCAATGAATACACAAGACCTTCAGCTCCTGTTGTGATGGCATTGTACTTATTCTGAGCTGATGCACCGTACAAGGCAGACTTCGCAGCATTCAATGCATTATATGATTCCTTTTCGAATGCACCTCTGATCTCAAGAACACGATTGAGATCCCGGCGACGTTCACGACGGAACATCTCATTGTTGACTTCAAGATCTTTGATCAACTCTTTCTCTCTGCTATCTGCATCGGCTGCTGCTTGCTGAATACGCCCAGGGGTACCACCAATTTGTTTTGCCGCAGAAATTGCGCTTGCAGTTCCTTGACGCAACTTCTCCAATCCGCGTGCATAACCAGCCGGCTGTGCTGAAGAATCAATACGCGCATTGAGTTCAGCTTCTTTTATTCCAGGTGGTACATAGTTTGAAGCTTTTAAACTGTCCGCCTTCTTTTCTTGCTTGTTTGCCTGGTATAAACCATATGCGGCCGTACCGAGAGCAACTAGCGCATTGACCCAATATGCTCGATCGCGCGGATACAACTTGCGCAGCGTCGAAGCCATTATTGCTTCAAATAAGATGTAGAGCAAAATCAGCTTTTCCATAGTCTCTTTTTATAATGAAAATTTTTCTTCTTTATACACGACGTTGACATGGCTGCACGCAGCCTCGTCAGTACGATCATTGACAACCTTTACAAGCAGGTAGGTAGAGACCATCTCATCACCAGACAACAATGGAGTTTGTGGATCTACAATCCCGGGTGTGTTTACATCACGAAGCACAGGTGCATTCCACTTGCCTTCATCGAGAGTAAACTCATTGGCAGGAATGAAACTCTCCTGCCCTTCCTTGGTCGACAACTCGATCGGATTGAAATCTTCATCTGTGGGATCCGTCGCGATGTCGCCTTCGATATGAATGTTTAAATAACGCTTGTTGCGTCCGGGATACGGATTACATGCGAACACCCAATAACGTGGATACTGCACCCCGTAGAAGTTGTTGTAAACGTTATTCTTGTTATGCTGCCACAGTTGGCCTTGCTTGAATGAAAACAAATTAAGCCCCAGGTTAACCATGTGCTCAGGGGTGAATGGATAACGGGTCTTCCATTCATTGTCTTTAATGTTGAAGGCCCATGTCTCAGCTGCATGAATGACCGTTTCACCTTCTTTTACTTCCGGGAAGGTTATTAAAAGCTCCTTCTCTTGATCATCGTAGGCGGTGATGATCTCGATCGAGTTACGGTAAGGAAAAAGCACCTGTGCTTTCTTGTAGAAGTAATCTTCCATTCCATAGACAGACACTGGCCAGTTACCAGCATTTGTATATCTGACTACCGCACCACGATAAGCATCCCACCAATAGAGTTGATCGTTGATTGCTATCACAGACTCTGGATTAATGGTACCAAATCCGCCTATCAGCTTACGATCATCACCAACTACACTTTCAGTCTTTGCGAGAATGAAATCGTTACCCTGGCGAATAAAACCCTCGCCGATATATAAGGTTGATGTCTCGCGTTCATGGATCGCAACAAGAACTTGTCCTGCTCTTTTCAAACATCTCACGCGACCTCTTTCGACGGAAAGCGGATATTGATTTTCAGCGCGGAATACATTTAGACCATTGACAAATGTTCCTTGAACATATGGCTCCGAGAATCCAAACGTGGAAAACAGATCTACCTTCTTCGAATCTTGATTTGTGATGCGTACTCTTCCGATCGACCAAGCCGACTTTGTGTAGTCCAATGATTGAGCAACCTTAATTTCACCAAAGTACAGCACTTCTACAGATGACGCTTCACCAGGAGGATCAACAGAAACAGCTGATACAATCGGTGTGATATTTGAGTTGAAAATACCAGAAGGTGATTCACCTCTCCAACTTCTAAGCGGCAATGCTGAAGCTAAAAACGCTCTTTGTGGGGGATCTACTGGTGTAGAACCGTTTGCCACCAAAGCATTCATATCCGAATACAGACGACCATTAGGGTCATCAGTCGTAAATGCATCATTTGGCGGTATCACGTCAACGATGTAAGTATCGCCATCGATAATGCCATCCTTGGTATTAAATACACGAAGTTGATTTGCTGGACCTATAGACCTGATACTCATCCATGGCCCAGTCTCGTAAAAGATATCGTCTGTTGTCTCTTTCTGTAGAAATATCTCAACTTCGAATACTAAACTAGGATTAGCTGTTCGGAGATAAGTCTTTTCCTCAGCTGTCATGTTAAGCACGAGAAAATCACTTACTATTCCTTCGACACGGAAGATGCGATATGGTAAATCTGCAACCTTGAATTTTACGAAATAGGTGTTATCAGGCTTTATCGGGAGATTGTACGGAATTTGAAGAAGCACAACCTTACCCTGGAATGGCGTATGAGTGAACATCCGGCCATTCCAGTTGTAACCATTTTCGTGAAAAATGTTATCAACATCAGGCACCCCAACTTGATCGGCCTGCATATCACGAAAATACCAATGGATCACAGCCTTACATTGCACGTAAGCTGCTTGATTTTGATTCTTTGAGATAACGATGCAGTACTTAGTAAATCCAGATGGAGGTGTTCCGGTTAATGTCCATTTGATCTTCTGTTTGATGATCTCATTTGCACCAGCTGCCGGCTCTTGGTCCGGAATCGAAATACGAACCTTTTTTTGGACGTAAGATGTACGACCATAATCATCTGAGAAGACAATTCCAACATTGTATATACCTCCTAGCTTAACAAAACGATCAAGCACATCACCGATGTATTGATGCGGCGACGCAGCGTGAGTACTTGCATACGTATAACTCTCGAGACTTAGGCTGAGACCGAACGTTGATGTGTTTACATCAAAACCAGTGATGTCAAGCGGAAGAAATACCCGGTTGTCTATGATTTCCAGTGCACCTGTAACTGCTGGAATTTCATTGGCCAGCTGGTCACGTTCAACTATTGGTACAATTGTCTGATTCTCTAAGTTTGTGAATCTCGTTGTAAACTGACTGACAACAGGACCGGAAATAATTACCTCGTTAAAAATGTAATAGTCACCATTGTTTCCCTTCCTTATTGCGACCTCAATCCTCTTGAGAATTGGAAATAACTCGGCTGGAATTTCACCTGTTACGTCAATTGCATTGTCAGCATTATCTGATGGATTCGCATTTTTCCTTATGTAAAGACAATCGCTTAACGGTGAGAATGTTGATTTTCGATTGTCAAGAAAAACATAGCGAAATGCTGCTTGCCATGTATTTCCAGCGACATTGTTGATTGGTATAGTGGCATCGGTCGCTTTAGAAAGCATAGGCGCATCAAGCGGTGGCCGAACAGCCAATGATAACAGATACTTATTGTAAGGCGCAACATATTCACCAGCGCGAGCCCTCACCAAATCAATATAAAATGGCGCGTGCTTTCGATCATTCATAATCAACGCATTGTCAATCACGCCACCGGTTAAATATTCAGCAGGTACAGCAAACAAGCCACCCCCACTGTTGAAGATATCACCAGCAAGAAGAGTAGTAAATGTTTCATTGTCGATCGAATATTCGATAATGCGGTGATTTCGAAGTCTATCATAAACGACATAGATGATCGTGTTATCTCGATCATTCGGAAATACTCCGATCACCTTTGTTGAGCTATTGACTGGTAAATTGTTGTTGACTTTTTCAACATTGCCTTTGACACTCAATACCCGGCCGTTTTTGTATCGACAATTCAAGGCATCTACCAAATCACCAGGCAGGAACATGCGATCGCCAGATCCGGGAAATACGGCATCTGGTGCTACGTCCTTTTGTATCCTGCGTGGAATATATTTTTCGATGCCTGGCATTAACCTTTGATTGTTTGGGTATTGTTACTGCGCAAAGCTTCCTTGAGATCATCGATCGAGATATCTAAGTTGTTCACCAACGCGTCATCAGATTCATTCTCCCAGATATCTTTCATCTCTTTCGCTTCACCACGGGAGAATTTCTTTGTCTCAAAAAGACGATGTTGCCAATGGATGTAGTACTGCAAAGCTTTGAATGCGTATTCATGGATGACAGTTTTTCCAGTCGGATTAATACCATCAGAGATGTACTCCAAGTACACCTTATTGACATTGTTCACTGGATTTTTGAAATCAAACTTCCGCGACTTCCAGTCGGCACTGAAATATCCGCGATGGTTGTAATCACATATAGCACCGTAGTAATGATTGCCACCGTTATACCATAGATCTTCTGTGTAGAATGGAAGGAAGTTGTCAGTAACCGTGGCTATCTCGATATCAGGACAAGGGGCATCACCAGAAATTTTCGAGATACTTTTATCTGATGTGAAGACCTTGATTGTGTTTCCGCAACGGAACCCAATCTTAGTCCAGTCGACCATGTCTTCAGGGAAATTCACACTCTTCCATGGCGTCATCTCAAGTTCAACGAAATGAATATCGCGGAGCACGGTAAACGTTAGCTTACGCACTCCGTCAAGACACCACTTATGAAACTGATTGAATCGCTCAACGCCATACTGCAAATCATCCAATGCCGCATATGTCGCTGCAGATGCGGTATAGAATTTTGCGTTTCCTCCTAGCTTCTTGTCAGACATTCTGAGGTCTTATGTTAGGGTTGTTGTCATTAACTCGATCATTCGGAAAGCGATTCAATATGTCGTTCTTCACGACACGCTTCACTCGCGCAATATTCTCACCCAACACTGGAAGAGGATCATCATTTCCCCAGGTATCCGGAGCTGGAACAATAAGCTTAAGAAGGACTTTGGTTACTTTATCTTGAAGGATGTTCCTCATCCAGTATACCTTGCGACCTTCAGCATAGAATCCATAATTATCACGCTCGAAATTGCCATGCTGCAGATGCACTGTAACTCCCGGATTTGTTACCGGAATCATTTGTTTCAATGGTGTGCGCATGTCGGCCAAACAATGAAGTCCTTTGTTCCAGGACATTGACATGAAAGTTGACGGAAGATCTATGTAAGCACGTTTCGTCGATGCTTCATATTGAACCTGAACATCAAAGTAAGAAGCGATGTATTGCGTGATATGTGACCGGTCGTTCTCGCCGTCAGATCCCGCGCGACGATTAAGGAGCTCGAGCTTCAGATCTTCACGCAAAGCGTCACGGACCGAAAGGCGAACGAACGCCTCATCATAAGGCGAATCATCTGGAATGGGTCCGCCACTAAGATCCTTGATCACGCTTTCCGTTATGGTGTTCAGTGTCTCAATCATTTTTGTTGATCAGTTGCGCGCGCCTGTTCAGAATATACTGTGAGTTCCCGGTCACGAAGGTTTACACCCATCGCAGCCAGAACTCGCTTCTTTATGTCATTGAATAATGCAGGTGAGAATTCGATATCCACCGTATTATCCTCGTCGTACACATAGCGATTACCAACCTTGGTATAGACATACACTGGACGTGTAGGAGCCTTGAAATACTCCATCACCACATTCTGGCTAGGATACACTTCAAGTACGGGTGTAGGAGGATCTGCTCCCTCCTGGATCTCAATACGAGCTATAACATTTGTTGCACTCGGCGGATTCACCTTACTGTTCTTTCTGTCATTCCAGAATTTATCGGGAACCAGGTCTACTTTGACATCAGCCAAAGTTCTGATCGCTCGACAATGGAGGTAATCCTCTGGAAGATTACCCTTATTCAGAGTGATCGTAATAGCCTTTTTCCGCTTAAAAGGATTGAGATAATCCTCGATCTTCTGGTTTTTGGGGTAATTGTCGTAGTAGGTGTTGAAGAGCTCTGTAATGACCTCGTATACCACCAGATCAATGTTTTCCGGGGGCTGCTTCGTAGCGATATTCTTTCCCGCCAGGAAATTGCAGAGATCGTGAACGTCTTTGATGAATGTCGCCATTTAAACAAATGTTCTACAAAATACATCAAATGTTATAATTCCACACAAAAAAATTTTTACCCCTCGTTTTTTAGGGTAAGAATAGCTTATGGCCGGAAAAGCACCCAGCGGTATATCCTAAATTCACATTGTTCGAATAACCATCGATATCGTAGTTGCCGCCATACAGATTGAAGGATGCAAGGCTGGCACCAGCATTAAACACCGGGCTCCCGCTCGTACCGGGACGATATGTCTGCGTCAGAATCAACTGTGATTCACTTGCTGTCCTTCTGAACGTATTGGAGATAGTCCATCCAGATCTGTCAGAGGGCAACGTACCGACGTCGCGAATTTCGTCGTATGGGGAATCGTTGCTTCCGCCGGTTGAGATCGCGTTATATGCGATCTTCAATGTGGCATCCGGAAACGTGCTTGGCGCATCAAACTGAACGCCAAATGGGTTATTATTAACATCAGCACAGATGAACGTATTATTGAATATCTCAACGTGACAAGCGATCTGGTCTTCGTAGTTGATGAAGAAGAACTGGTTTGGGTTTGTTGTAACTGTGGATCGTTGTCTGCAGTAGTTGGCGTAGAAATGATAATTACCATTGCCTGTAAATCCATTTTGCAGGGAGCTGAACATCTCCACGTCCTCGAAGTAATTTCTGGCCACGTATGCAATACCACGATTACCGTCGTTGAACGATATCGCTGAGTTGTGTGAGCTGTTTGCCTCCAATGCGTTATTCCTTCCGTAATTACAGATGACAATCGCACCGGTTGTCGATGTAAACTGAATGAAGTCCCTACCTGTGTTGATCACGCTATTGTAGCCAATGAAGATGTCACCGACACTATATGCACGATATATCCCTGTAATCGCCGCATCCTCAAAATGGCCAAGGTAAATCCCTTCGTCACGCGCATTTTCTATCTTGAGGTTAAAGCCATCAAAATATGCAGGCGTGAAGTATCCAGGATCTCCGATGGTTCCATTACAGTCGGCTGAGACTGACGCATCTGCATTTGTACCAGCAAACTGTAGGCATGCTCCCCCTAAGGTGTTAACACCGCGAGTCTGATCAAAGTGAACATTAAAGATCCTGATACCTTTGATGTACGACCCGATGAAATACATCAACTGTGATTGATCTCCAGCGGTACTTCTTCCATTCAACTTAATTCCGTACCTATCCGAAGTACCTTTCCCGTCGATCGTTACGTATTGGCATCGTTCGCCAAACAACAACAACTGTTGAGTACTTGTCTCGGTCAACGTGACCTGGCCACCCACGTTCTGAATTCTAACCGGACTGGCCTCTGTCCCGATCAGTCCAATCCAATCGATGTTAACTCCAACGAAATTGTTTTTCAGGGCGATCTTGAATCCTGGTCGAACCACCTCTTGAAAATCAAATGATGCATTCGTTCCCCCGTCGTATGTGATTGAAAGTCCGCCTGGGATTGAGTACGTGCCAGCCTGTACTTGAGCCAGGTCGATAACAAGATTTGCGTCACCTTCAATAAACTTCGGTGGTTCTATTCTCAACCCGCGGATGTAATTTCTGGGCTTAATGGCATTAAGGCCTACAGCATTGACGGTTATGTCGTACCACCCTTCAGGTAAGGTTGATAAATCGATTTCATCCCCTAACGGTGTCGCATCAATACTTCCATCTTCAGAGTCTGTGACAGTCCATGAATAGACAACACCGTAACTTCGTTCAGATCCACTCGAAAATGAAGTAGCATGCAATACTACCGGTTCATTCGTTCGGCCAACATATAGAAATGGATCCTTCGTGCTGGCTGGCTGCATCTCAGGAACCGAAACAGAGTCGATCGACTGAAACAGCGTTTGTTTTTGTGTATTAGTAACCGATGGAAGAACCTGTATCTGAGCTGCACTGGCAATAGCCAGCGCGAGCTGTAAAACAATTAATGCTATTTTTTTCATCAGGCGGCTAATTTGTATTCATTGTGATCATCCTCTTTGTTACGAGCTTTTCGTAGCGAAAGGATGATCAACACATAGTACCACGGGATTGAACTGTGGTTTGTTGAGAGTCTAATACCTTGGTAAATAAGTGGAGCAAGCTTACCGTTGCCTTGATCGTTCGGATGAACCACATCTATAAAATCGCCGTCCTGTATCTTTAGCGCTCGCCATGGATTTACAAAAATAATATTGTACCCCTGCTCGCTAAGTCTTTCGATCATCAGCATCTTCTGATACATCAGATCTTGTGACCGAGCTCGCCTGTTTGCATCATCATGTTCTGTCTCGCCAACGACAACAAACCGAACCCCTGGTATATCGCGCTTGTATGAAAACATCAACCTCTCCCATTCTTCAACCTCACGATCGAAAAGAGTTTCAGAGGTCATCGCGTTGGTACCGACAAAATTTACAATTATGTTGGCTGGATAGGTACCGTTCACTGAGAGTATTCCTGGTGCCGTGGAAAGAAGACCATCGGAATCTTCACCATTCAAACCATAGTGGTTTACTGGAGCTGAACCTTGTGAACCAATATAAGTCGTTCCTGAAATATCGCTATCGGCAAGCGTTAATGTTCTTACACCAATGTACAAACCATTGGTTGTGACACCAGCGGTACCGCTAACTGTACGGGAATCACCATCAGGTCTAACCGTCGGCGATGTTAGCGTACTAAGACCAGAAGGCACTGTTGTTGATGGAGAGTCTTCAGGTCGCCAGCGATAGTTAAATGCTTGCGTAAAGGGAGTTACTGTAAGTGTTCCGGATTTTGTCATTGTAACTGATCCACCGACGCGATCAACCCAATTCGCATTTCCGGATTCACTTCCAAAAAGAAGTGTGATACCATCCTCTTCTACATAAACATTATTCTTAGTAGCCTGATAACTTGCTTCAACTTCATTGTCAGTCATCCCTGTGTTTTCATATAATGCCACCGCAAGTATTCCTCCAGTGAACTGACTTCCACCTGAAAGGGCTCCAATGATAAGATCATCTGTAGATGTTGTTATTCCGGATACAGCAACTGCAGTGTTCTCTTTGTGGCCATTGCGATAGGAGTACATGAATCCTCCACGAATCACAAAATGGTAGATACTGATATCATCCTCTTTTTCAGAGAATGTTACATTCCGACTGCGCTTGATCGTGTTGGTACCATCACGCACACGAAGAGCAAGATCAGATCCTGCAGCATTAGCGATAGCCTCTACGGCCCACCCGTTTCCACTTACCGCCGCTGTTTTACCAAAGATCACCATTGAACCAGTCATGAACACTGGTTTGACGACAATCTTCACCGTCATCGATGAAGTTGCATTGTAACTTGATCCAGCTGTGTAAGCAAGTCTATTAGCCGACGACCAGCCAGTGATGTTATTGACACTGATCGTAGTCTTGCCTACATAGTTGTTCGCAGTGATCTCATCTACATAACCCAATGGGGTAGTCCAACTTGTGAGGCTTCGTTTTCGAATTGGATCGATCTCATTGATGAATGAAGGGTCTGCGATAACCGAAGATGTCAGCTGCGCGTAAGTAAGTTCAGTAGTGTTTGTCCATCCGGTTGCAGTCTGCAGTGTAGCATTACCTGAAGGATTCGGCATTACTCTCGTCTCAGCAGCATTGTGCCAATTACCTGCGGCATTTCTGTTTGAAACATCGCCTCCTTGCGGTTTTGGATATTTTTTCGTTGCAAATCCGCCTTGTAGGGTTCCCCGGAAACCATTGTCTGCGTTGTATTTAGTTCCGATCAATGAAGCTGTTGCAGCATCTAAAATTTCAACTTCTTTCAGTATACCAATATTGTTGTTTGATGTGCTCGTCCGCATCAATTGGCTAAAGGTGGTGCTCGTTGCATCAACAACGGACGGATTGCTGTCGATTAGAATCGTAAATCCATTGATCGTCAAAGTGACATTACCAAGTGGATCTCGTGTAAGAATTATTGTGGAAAAAACATTGTTTGCCCAACCGATCGCTGCGGCAGTACTCGCACACGATAACGTATATGTTGTTCCAGATCCTAGACGAAGGGTTCCATTCATTGAACCTGCTGATGTTCCAAACGCCAGCTGATTTGCTGTAGTCGCGGTACCGAGAATATCTTGCGTCGTAGCAATGGCGTCTGGGGCATAGATGATTTTTATCGAGAACTTGGTGGTACTAAACAGTATGTTTGATGTAAGCGTCACATACTGATTAATTGCATTCAGTCTTCCGAGATGGCTGAAACCATTCAGTATGTTATAATGATATGTGTCCTGTGTACCGGTCCAATCGACTGTTCCGGAAAGTGTGGCATTTAAGGAGTTGACGGCATCAAAAGCTGTAGTGCCTGAGCCTTCTGCACATGGAATCACTGAGCCATTACTCAATACAATATGATAGACTGTCCCAGCTGTCGCAGTGATGGTGTTACCCACGATAGCAAGGGTGCTTGTACCTTCATCTGAGGTAATTGTGATGCCGGCGAGAGAGGAGAATGTAAAAACAAGGGTTCCATCAGAGGTAAGACAATGAGATTTTACAAGCGTTCCGTCATTATTATTACTACTTCGATCTTCGATCGTAGAGGTGCCGCTAAAGCCAGTTGATGTAAACAACCACTGAAGGTTATTATTGCCTGCGAAAACTGGTAAGGCGCCGGTGTTATTTGTTACTGCTGAGTTGGAGAAGGATGCAAGGAAATTATTATTGATATCCTTGATTCCAGATCCATCACCTGGATTGACGTATGTCAGAAGAGGAACATCTCCATCTATAACATTTGCGCTCAATGTTAACTCAATTGTCTTCGCGACCCCATCAATAATTTGTGCAGTGATGATCGGATTACTCGCAACACCACTAATAGACCACTGTAAATTATTCGGCGTTTGGGTGTTAATATCAGAAGCGTCCGAAAGTGTTACGGTGATTAGATTCGGAGTAGTATTTTCAACTGCGGCGGATGAAAAAACTGGTGGAGCGGTCTCTGTTCTATTCGGAAAGGAGCTTGATACTCCACTTTGAATAAGTAGATCCTGCGAAAAACCCGAGAATGATAGAATCGCAAAAAGTAAAACAAATAGCTTTCTCATGATCTTAGTTGTCTTTAGCTGCATCGGTTGTTATCCTGATTGAAATACCAAGAAGCTTCGCGTCAGCGTTTAGCGTGTCGCTTCCGTTGTCAGCATCTCTTGATATTTGTATTGCTAGAAAATCAGCGTCGGCAGGAGTACCGGCAAGTGTGATCGCTGATGTGGCCGAGGTGACATGAACATCATTGGCGGCTAGAAACGTATCTGTGACTGACTGTGCCGTCCCTAATGCGGTGCTCAGAGGATCGTCATTTGAATATGCTCCGCCATTAATACTCCAAATAACGTCGCCGGATCCACTCGCAGCTGTCCAATACACGACGACAGTTATGGTTCCATTATTATATTTCCTGGGTAACACAAGCTGCAGTTGAGCAAACTCATCTGTTGCTGCATCGAAATCCAGGGATTGAATATTAAATAGAGAAGTCGAAATCTCTGTTCTTGCCAAGGCTGCGCATCCTGCGGTCACTCGTGGCCACATACCAGCTGATGAAATAAACAGATCTTGTGTTCCTGTAACGTCACCAGTTGTAAGGCCAGTGCACGTTGTGCATTCGGTACCTGAAAGGACCCACGTGTCAGTGAGTACCTTCTTAAAATACATCAGGTATCCTTTACCTTTTGAATTAAGAGTATGGCCAGTTGGCATTAATGCTGTAACACTACCCGCAAGAACTACCGTCAAAGACCCATCGCCACGATGTTCGACTACAAGTTGTGAACCGATCGGAAATGCTACAGTTGAATTGGCGGGCAATGTTAAGTTTTGAGGGCTCGCTGAGTTCATCACCACATGCTTGCTATCCTTGTCGGCAAGGACAAAAGTGTAATTACCGGTTTGCAAATTCTCGGTAACAAGTTCGTCTGACTTTAGATCGAATGCCGCCTGTTGGGCAGTTGACACTGGCTTGTTAGCATCACTGGTATTATCGACGTTGTTCAACGCAAGAGTTGTCTTCGCCTGGGCTGGTGTTCGCGAGGCCCATGCGCTAGAAACCGCTACTAAGAAATTATCAGTGGTTGCGGTTAACCCAGCGATGGTGGTGAGATCAGCATCAACATCTTGTTTGTTAGCAAGCGCATCAAACACCGCATTCTCGGATGGTGCCGTTGTTGTTGCGCCGTTATTTAACGCATCAACAACTAAAGCCAGGTCGGTACGATACTGAGCAAGTGTTCTATTCGTCCATGCACCAGCTTTCCTTTGAATGATATCATCATTCGATGGACTCAATGCCCCAATTGCTGTAAGATCTCCATCAATTGTCTGAGCGCCGATATCAGTCGGTGTTGGCCAGTTGATTACAGGATCCGTAGCCGTTCCGGTAACACCATCACCAGTCACACTTGCTACACCTGAACCACCCCCGCCTGTTGCAAGGTCCTTCACGACGAATGAAGTACCATTGTAAGAAAGTGTGTAACTCGCCCCTGTTGTCGCCGCCGCCAGTTGTCCTGCGGTCAATGCCGCTCCTGACCTGGAAACAATCGGAACTGTAGCCAGTGCCCCAATTTTCAACGTAGAAGCTCCTGTATTCGCGTTGGCAAATTTCAACTCAATAACAAGGTTCGTATAAGTCGTTACTCCCTCAATTGACACCGTGTATGTGTTGGTACCGGACGCCGTAGACGAAAATCTCGACTGCTTTGAGTTGATGATCGCATTGTACATATTGACAGCATTGTCAGATATGTAGCTCTTGCCTTTGATTGTCGTCTGTACCTGAGTCTTAAGATCCGTATCAGTAGTCTGCGCGAGTGACAGAACACTGATCGCAACCAGATGGAAAAATAAAATGAACTTCTTCATGAGTGATTAGTCTTGTTTTGTAGAAGGAAGGATGCCCGACTTGCGGCCAGCGACATAGCTGATGGCGAACAGTATAAATTCTGAAAGTGGACCAGCTCCCATGTACAGTACACCAAGAACCGGCAATTCAACAGAGAAGAATTTTTTTAGGAAGTAAGTGTTGGCGAGATGAACAACATCCGGTAAATACCAAACGAGTACCGGTCCGCAGAGTGTGGCAAAGATCCAGTTATCATAATTGTGCTTTTTGTATGTCTTGAAGTCAAAATCTTTGTCCTGCGCATCGAACTTACTCTTTGCTAGAACCCACATCCCTACGTTATACAATAACGAGCCGAACAATGCCACACCAAGGTGGAAGACATACCAGAGAACGATTGACCATGAGATTTCCATAAAGGGGTTTGTTTAAGTGTTACTCAATTATTTTCCATTTCGTGCCGTCTTGCTCAGGATCATCTTCCAACGCGATTACCATAGATCTTTCAGCACGGTTTAATCCATCGATAGTACCTTCTGCATTTGTTATCCAGAAGTCATTAGCCTTGGGTACGCCGAGCGGACCACTACCACCAGTAGATGGATAGTCGCCGGCTGGCGTGAAATATCCGCGATTGACCAGTGTTCCTGCTGGAGCTTCACCCATGAAGTATGGCAGGTCGTTGTAGCTGTCTACACCATTCCCAATCTTCAATCGGCCAGTATCCTTTTCATATGCCTGTTGACCGTCAGCTAAGAGTGGGTTTGCTGCATCTAAAGCTGCAGCTGTACCTCGTTTTATTTGAATAATGTGTGCCATCTATACAGGTTTATACTACTTCGCCTTCGTCGATTATCTCAAGGCCACCATAAACTGCGTCAGGTGGACCACCGTCAATATTTCCAACACTGTTGCTATTCCATCGCTCACGATCTTCCTCACTTACATGTAGTCCATCCGTTTCACCAACACTCGCAAAGTGATCTTCCAGTTCTTTGATCCTGGCGATATCATCAGCATCCAATTGATCGAGGTCATCTTTGTTATCATGCTCATGCAGACGTTCATCATCTGTTTTTACAAAATCCTCGGGAAAACCAGCAGGGAATAGATCTTCCCACGATTCAGGTAAGAAGTTTTCTATAGCAACGATCCGTATGTTCAATGAGCTATCAGCAGACATTCTGGCTGCGGTTTCATTGGCTAATTGAACTGTTGTAGCATAGCTTCCGGAAGGAATGGTGACGATTTGATTGGGATGAACAAGCATCTGGATCCCGCCGTACGTGGCAGGAATAACCATGTTCAGATCCAACCAGTCATTAAAGAAGTCGATCAGATCATTTACTTCTTTATCGGTCAAGGCCTCTTGGTTCTGATTTCCAATTAACGATAAGAAGTCAAAGGACTCGCTGATCATGTCCATCAATTCCTCGGATCGTTCGCTTTGATAGTCATGTCCATCAAATTCTCCGATAAACTCCGTCTGCAGAGCGCGCACTCTCGTCAACACTTTAGGTGTGAAGTCTCTTATGCGGTATTCTGTTGCTGCAGTAATCATCTATATGAGAGTTGATTGAAAGTCAAAAACCTCTTCGATATTGGTCTGAGCTTCATTGTATGCCTCAGCTTTCAATGCTGCATCAGCTGTGCGAATCAATCCTTCAACCCATTCATGGTTCAGTCGATATGGTTCGTATTCCTCTTTGCTGATTTCTTCCTTGATGCGAAGGCGAAGTGCCTTCATCTTCTTACCAAGAAGCTCTTCAGCGAACTTGACAGCGTCCGGAATGATCAATCGATACTGATTGTCCTGGATGACGTTTTCGTTTGTAACAAGGTCTTCGGCGGACTCAACTACTACCCAAGCGGATGCAACCATCTGCTTGATAAAAGGCTGCGCGGGATTCTGATTATCCCACACGACATCATCATCTTCATAAACACCCAAGGGATTGAAGATTGGAAGGGCAAAAAGATTGTAGTTGAGTACACCGTTGACTTGCTTCGATATACTTACCGTGAAAGACTCCACAGTAAGAGGGTTATATGCTGCGATCGAAGCGGCTACATCACCGGCAACAATTTTGTGCTCGGCGAAAATTATTACTGCTAACTCATTGCGAGACAAATTTGGAGGGCCAAATCCACCGGGATTATCATCAACATGATAGTCGCCAGTTGTCTCAAGGAATTCGATGTATACTTCGGTTCCTGCTTCGTTGATTGTGGCGGTGGATTTAATTTCGTTCATCGCTTTGAGTTTTTAAGTTTTTAAAAGGCCGCATCGACTAGCGACACGGCCTCGGTTTCTCAGTAACCCCTTTTGAAACCAACTACCGAGGTATGATTTGGTAGTGCTCTTCAAAGAGTTTTGTCAACTCTTGATAATGTGCGTGTCCTTTCCCCGCCGGGTCAATCAGGTAATCAACAAGGGATTTGACAGAACCTTTTTCTGTTTCAAGCCTCGTGATGACATCGCCTTTACCTTTGGCTTTGCCACGAAACTTCCATTGAAGGTTCTTATCGTGATTGTCAAAAAATATTTTGTTACGCATCACCAGATCATCGACGATGACACGTGTATATGATTTCGGTTCCTTGATCGCGACTAAGAAGTCGATCGGTTGTTTGTCGGCGACTTCACTCAATGAAGTTTTCAATAGAACAGGATCCGCATTGAGATCAAATTTGTACAAGTGAGGATAGCGCTTTTGAATTTTCTGCGCCATTGGTACATACTCGTCTTCTTCCTGGATGGCGATCAGACCGAGTGCAAGGGCTTTGTAGTCAAATACATTTCCTTTAATGGAAACTTCCTTCTTCTCGTTCACTACGTAGAAGATGTTTGGCTTGCCTTTATCCCGAAGTGGATTCGAACCATTCTTATCGTGACAAAGAGCAAACCATAATGTGTTCTCCTGTCCTGCAGTCAGGAAAATACTTCCTGTTGGTCCAAAGGCAAGATATTTTTCAATTGGGACGTAAATGGTACCACCATTCTCTGTGGCTTTCGGATCAAAACTGTCAATGTTGATGATCAGCTTTTTCTTGTTGCCATCATATCGGTCAGTAATTAGTGTACGACCAGGCAAGTGATGCGCTGCTGGTGTTACAACCTTGCGCGTTGAATGCGGGTCTACGACGTTTGCTCTTGTGAGCCTTAATTCTACAACTTCTCCCTCTGGAATAGGGTTAAGTCCAACTTCCTCGGCGTACTGTTTCGAAACTACATCTTTGATGCTTTGCATACTAAAACGTTTTTGGGGTTAAGAAAAAAAGGGGGAGATAAACTCCCCCTCGGAAATGATTCGATTAAGCGAGCTCCCACTTAGCGAACTTGTGGCGGCAGTGCATCTCAAGACCGATATATGTGGCCATGTGAACACCAACACCGAGTTCGTCATTGGTCGGGAATGGCACTGCGAGAGCACCAGTTTCCCACATCAGGTAATCACCTTTATCTGCATGTGAACTTGCAGCGCGTCCCCATGTAGGGCTGATCAACTGAATGTATGGCACGTAGTGCGGTACATCAGGATAACCATCAGGGTTAGGGTTAGAAGCATTACCAGTCGGAATGAAAATTCCCATGTGGCGGAATGGCAAGCCAGGTGCGCCAAGAGAATCTTTGTGTCCGAAGATATCCCACTGCTGGAAGTAGAATTCATACGCTCCAACGCTGTACGATTTAAAGTTCAGCTTGATCGCCTGTTCTTCGCCACCATTGAATGGTGAGAAACTGATGTTACCAGTTCCATTTGCAGCGAACTCTTTCAGGTAATCTTTCAACTTCAACATCAAGTTGATACCGTGTCCAACGATATAAGACTTCTCCGCAAAGTTGTTATCCAATGCGAGGATGACTTCGTCGAATGCAGCACCGTCAGGTTTGTTGAAATACTCCAGTGTGATACCGTGCTGATCAATCTGAGGAATAAGACCAAATGCACTGTTGATCGGCTTACTGTTTTTGTTTGTCAAACCACTCGCTTGTGGAGTCAACAGAACTGCAGCTTCTTTCTGGAATTGAAAACGCTGAGCTGTCTTGTCGATGTTATGGTAGTACAGATACTTCTTACCATTTTCGAACTCGATCCAGGTCTGGTTTTGAAGTTCAACGTCAGTTGTGTCGTAGAACTCGCGAACTATTTGCAGTTTGTTTGTGATCTTCTCGAATTGCTCTGAACGACCTTCAGTCTTTGTAGACTTCTCGATCTGCGCGTTTGAGAAGAACATGATCACGCTACCAACAGTAGCGACTGTTCCGATATCCTGAGATGAGTTCCACTTCTTAACGGTTACCATGTGGGCACCTGGAGTGGTACGTGTTACAGTGTTGACATATCCAGTTGTTTTACCATCCTGGAATAAGCACGACATACCCTCAACCGGATATGAACTCTCATCGGTACCACCGATGTCACCATGATCACCTGCACTCAGTACGATATCAAACATTGCTCCGTTTGGAGTGATACTCGCGATCGTTGCAGCAGCCTTGATGAATTGTTGCTCCTCGTAAAAGGAATATTCACTGCGCTTTACTCTGCGCTTGCCATGACGTCCGGCGATTTGCTTGAGCCACGACAACGCACTCATGTGCGGTACTGTCCGCTGAAGCTTCGCATAGATCTCGTCTTCATAGACGTCCATGGGATTGAAGAGAGCGTATGAAGCACCTCCCTGATTGGAAGCACCACCGCCCAAAAAATTCTTATTATTCATGATTGGTTAAGTGTTTAAAAAATTATTACTTAAGAATGCCAACCGTCTTCAAGGCATTCACGCTCTCCTTTGTAAGAGTTCCGGCTTTTTGTTCATCAGTTAAGTCCTGGATCCCCCCAGTACCACCGTTGCCACCTGGATTACTCAGATTGCGTTTTGTCTTTAGTTGATTGGCGTGATTGTCTGATTGGCCTTGTTGATAGATCTGGTGGAAGAAATCTTCCATGAATTCTATTCGAGCGACCAGAGCGCCCCATTTCTTCATGTCCGGCATTTTCGAATCAGCTGTCATGATGCCATGCTGTTCGAGCTTCTTATCCCACCATCCTTGTGGATCACGAAGCGCGTCGATAATAGCTGGCAGCTGTTTCTCTTTGTCGAGTTTGAAGTTGAATGTGCCTTCAGTTTTTTCACCCGCCTCATTGGTGGCCATCAGACTGATTGGCGGGAGATTTTCAAAACCTTCGAGCTGTTTGTTAATGAACTGAGTGTACTCGATTTTCTCCTGTGCTAATTCGGCGGCTGTTTTTTCGACCGGCCTGGTCTTATTCCAGTCGTCTAACACTTTTGAAACATCGGCGCGGGCAAGGTCTGTGGCTTGTTTTGCCCTGATTTTTTGAATGTTAGTTTGGGGATTCTGCTCATCAGCAGGATTGCCATACTTTTCAAGCTCTTCGGCATGAAATAAATCAGCTATCTCTTCCTGAGATAAACTCTGATTCTCCGGTTTCAACTTGAAAGATTCAAAACGAATACGCTGATCAGGCGTATTCTTTAGGTCAAGCTCACTTAATTCGAGTAATTGACGAGCCCTGCGGGGCTCCATACCTTCGACCGAGTTCGCAAAGTCATACAAGAATTTTGCACGCTCTGACTTGAACTTTGGTCCTGCCTTATACTCACTCAGTTGGTTAACTTGCGCTTCGAGATCTTTGGCTTTGGTGAGATGTTGCACGAAGCCATCCTCATTCTCAAAGCCATGTTTCTTTAAAAATTCAGTGTAGTCCACTGGTTTGTCCTTCGCAGCTGCTGCACCACCAGCGTTTTGCTGCTGTTGCTGTTGTTGAGCTGCGGCAGCACCGGTGCCACCCTGATTACCTTGTTGTTGCGTTGTCGATGGAGGACTAGCCGGTCTTCCTGTACGTAGAATCGATTCAAGATTCTTTACATCGTTATCTGTCAAGCCACCATTTGCGCCATCATTACCGGCGTTTGTGTTTTGATTTTCGTCTGTGGTTTCAACCACTTGTGCTGCTCCGTCTGCCATATAGTTTTTCTTTGGGGGTTACGATTGCGGGTGAAACTATATAACATTTGTTCTATTTCATAACAACATTTGTTCTATCGCATTTTTTTGGGTATTTTGAACCGGAATGATTAAAGCGCATCAAGTAGAAAAGCGGTTGATGATTAGCTCGGTGGAGCTCTATGATGCACTTGATCGAGAAACAAAGAAGTACTATCTCTGGACAACCAGATACATAGCAAACAATCAATCCCTTGAGAGCCCGAGGGATTTTTTTTTACATCCACAAAGACGCCGGCACAGGAAAGATTTTTACCTATCGATCGCCTTGGCGAAAAGCCTTCTAATCCGCGAAGGGACGATAATATCTAAACAGATCCGTTACTACATTGAGGACAATATTGAGCGAACCGCTCGGATTTCGTAAATTGTGGAAAACGAACTCCACACATGAAATTTCTGATCATTTTCTTGTTTTTGCCGATCTTCGGCCTTGCTCAGAATGTTGAATCACGCCAGGCTTTTTTGGCAATCAATGGCAAGAGGTCTGAGCTGAAACTTCGGAAACTTTCATACTCGTCGGACAAGCAAACGGAATGCGATGCGCAAGCTGTCTTGTACAGCATCGGCCAGGAGAACAAGTTATCGTGTGATGGTTGTCTGGATGAAATAAAGTATGAAGCAGGATCCATGTCAGATCTCCTGAAGAAGATCATAGACCCGAAAGCCAAGCATATGGCGGAAGATCAGACCGGAGTCACAGTCTCTGTGATGGTCATCGACTCAAAATACTTCGCAGTAATTCGAACGCAAAAGCCGTTTTAGAACATTTGTTATAATTTTCTTCTGCTTTTTGTTGCGTCGTAAGCCGCACAATCCTTATTTGCCCAGACTATCACGTACCAGCGACAAACGAAAAGATCTTATCAGAGGTCCCATGATCGTTTGTCGTCGGTAACAACGAGGTTCGTGATAGTCCCTCAAAATGGGCCTCTGATTTCTTTTTACATACAATTGGTTTTGCAAGACTTATTGAACCAGTGATGCACAACAGGCGTCACGAAAAAAAAGTATCGTTCAGGGGAATGCGTGAAATCCGGGTAGATCAACCGACTATCGAACCCGGTCATCTGAAGCCGAAAGGTAACAAGTAGCGCGGTCTGTACAGAGCAGAGGTTTCCCCCTGCTTCGGTAGAAGCCTTTCTGATGTGAAGTAAAAGAAAGGATTAGTTCTCAGAATATGTATCAACGCTGCAAAGGTAATACATATTCAGAGAAGAAGGGTCGGTATGCCCATACATCAACAACTTTTCACTCACTTTTTTGGGTAATTACAACAAATAGATTTCACGTGATTTGAATCCTTATAGATCGCCAACATGGCGGCTTCGATTGTTCAACTTAACAACAAATCTTTATGCAAATCTTCTTAACCGCCAAATCAAAGAATGGCGACAATTATGTGAAACCACGTGTGGTGATCGTGGATCCAGCAAAGATCTCAATGACTCCTGTTTCAAAATCTGGCGGGTACAGTCAGGGACTTTGTCGGGTCGAGGAGAAATCAGGTAATTCTGTTGATGTGTATTACGTGTACGAGTCTCCAGCAGAGATCAACGCACAAATCTTGATGAATGAAGGCCAGGCGACAGGACTTCTGGCAAAAAAATTCATCGATCTCAGTATCGACGCGGCTGGTGCTACCGCTGCAGCTGCCGCTGATATCGTGAAGTATTTCACTGAAATCGACACAGCGACCGCTACAACAACTGATGGTTATCAGCTTCCCGCAGCAACTGTTGGCAAAGTATGCGTTGTCTACAACACTGTTCCTGGTGCAGGAGGCGCCGGTATTGCGTTGGACGCGTGGCCACAGACAGGTGAGAATTTCCGCGGACTTGCTGACGATGCAACATTGCAACACGCGGTGAATATTCGTAAGCATTACGTTTGCTTGGAAGCAGGCACCTGGGATGTTGCGGATGACTTCACACAGGCATAAGCATTTTTTGCGCTGTTATTTGCCGCAGCGTTTGAACCCGAGCAGAAATGTTCGGGTTTTTTTATTGCCAAATAAAAAAGGCCTGAGTGATCAGGCCTTGACGCGTAAGTTGAACGATGTGAACTTAACGGCGTGAATATGGTAAGTCAGTCTGTGGTTGCTTGCGTATGCAAGTGATTTGACCAACAGCTGTAATACGGATCTTACTACAAGGGATAGGCACTACTTCACCAACTGCATAAGTCTTTGCGATCAATGTTGCTGCATCGATATTAGGATCATCAGGAACCAATTCAGAGAACACTAATCCTGTTGCTACGTTCACGATGAAACCTTCACAGTCAAGCGCTACAATGAGGTTGATGTTTCCGGCTGCAGTAACACCGAAGGTTCCATCTGCGATGAATGTGTTTGCATCGATCACTTTTTTCACCTTGTGAGCCGTATTGGCGTAAGCGCCACCAGATGTGATCCAGAAGCTTTGATGCTTCTTCAGACCATGGCCCGCGGCGGTGATGATTATCTGGCCGGTACCACCATCAGCGATCACAGTATATGCGATCGTGCGCTGTCCAACTCCAATGACATCAACACCCCTTGTTGACATCAAGCTTGCGAGATTTTCTTCAGTTAATTTTAACATGATATACTAAGGTTTTGATGTTGCTGGTTGTGGCTTTGGTTTCGACTTCTCCTTCGCGATATCCATCTGTCCCTTCAAGAGTGCCATTAGAAGTTCATTGACACGTTCCGCTTCCCCTTCTTTCAATTCAGCACCCTTGAGGATCATCTCATGTAGGAATTTCCGATCATCCTCCTGTTTCTTTTGCTGCTTATCGAATTCCTTCTCGGCCATCTTCTGCTGGAATTCCATCTGCATGGACTTCTGTTTAGCCTGCTCTGTTGCGACAGCGGTCTTCGTGTTCTCTTCACCCTGGACACGCATAAGATTTTCTTGCTTTGCCGCTTCACGATTTTCACGTTCAATCACATGCTTCCGGATCATCAGGATCTGGCGATAAGGATTCTCCACCATCTCGATCTCAATAGCTTTCTCTCCTGGTATCTCTTTATTGGTGACCATCAAATTCAAGATCGCTGATATCTTTTCCTTGACTTTATCGTCCGGACCTTCTTCAAGAATGATACCCATATCGATGAGTGGGAGATCCCGATTCAGCATAAAATACTTGTAGCTTTCCATACCAAGCGACTCGCTGATGATAGCAGGATTCATCCGCTGGACATTGTTCTGCAGCAGGTAGAACATATTTTTTCCTGACTTCTCGTAGATGGTTTTGTAAGCCTCAAGGATGTGTGACATCGCATTGTCGGAGGCATTGAAAGCCAGTTGTGCCACTTCTTTACCGGTACGCTCAGCCGGCGTCCCTCCTTCTGAAAGAACGTTGAGACCAACCATATCCCGGGCTTGATCAATCCACTGCTTCATCAAAACCAAGTGATCGCTTGCTCCCTGAGACAGTCCATTGACTAATTCCTCAAATGGTTTTGTATTTAGTGGCGAATCGTGTTGATCATACCCATCGTAGATAAAGCTACCTGTCTCTGCATACATCTCAAGAGCCTTCTTGGGATCTAATTTTGCATTTCCTTTGCCAGTACGAGCAAGGGCCTTCTTCTCGATCGCAATGCCAGGCGGCTTTGATTGAGATGAGTGACTCTGATACTGCAAGTAGTTTAATTGAACCTGGTCCGCGGCCTGCTCAATCATTCCGATTGTGCTGATGAAGTCGGTTGAAACTAATACAACAGGAAGAACAGTTTCTTGCCAGTCAGTTGCAGGACGCAACATGTTCGTCATTAACCCATAGCTGTAGCAATATTCGGTATCAACGACCCAAGTGCCTTGATATACGTTGCGTACTTCCGTTCGATAAATCCTTTTCTTGCCCTCGAATTTTTTATTGAATTCGTCGTCGGTCAATCCCTTACCATCATTGACAGAAGCATCGCCCAGGAATGGAACGTAATTTGGAGCCTCGGTCTTTGTTCTGGTGTTTCCAGATGAATTCTTGTATTCAACATTGACCTCAGAATCGGTCGTTAAATACAGTAACTCAAATACAGTAACCTTCTCATGATCGTACGCATAGGAATATGTTCCGGAATTGTAATGTTCACTGTACTTTCCAATATAACCATTCCCACCGCGAGCAACAGATGTTTTGTGAGCAATGTCCTTCAACTCCTCCTCCTTCAAATTCTTTGCTTCCCTGCGTAACTGTGAGATAGTTTTCTCAAGGTACTCGCCAAAGCGAATCATATCGCGAAAGTCTGGAAGGACACAATGATTGGTGACTGATCGATCGATCATCACCCGCCGTGACTTTATTTTCCCGTTGACATCAATGTATTGCCGGGTACCACCAACGCCATAGTCAAAAAGATCTCCAACAATTTCTTTCTTCTCCTGCTTCCAGTTAGAATCCTCAAATGCTTTTTCCAGCATGTCCAACACCTCCATTGAAGTGATGTCTTTTGGGTTCATCTCGATATAAGGATCAATCTCTGCTGCTGAAGCCGGTGGTACTTCACCAGGAGGAATTGGACGTTCAAGACCAAGTCTTGCAAGTTGCTCGAAGCGCTCAATCTCTTCTTTGTTTACGATGAATTCCAGAAGTTTAGATCTGTACTTCTGCTTTGCACTGATACTTTTCGGATCAATTGCTCGAGCTCTCATCCGGAGCGGGATAGAGATAATTTTATTAACAGCTGAGTTCCTGATACGCGGTACCACCTTCAGGATCTCGTAATTGATATTACGGAACGAGTGGTTAGGGACGTCGCCTTTTTCTCGCTTCAAACCCATAAGTTCCTTGTACTGCAATTGGCTTTGTTCGCCACGTGCGTACTGCTTGTAGCGTTTGAGGTTCTTATTGTTCCGGCACAACGAAACATCCATTGGGCCATGGGCAGCTTCCTCATGAAAAGCTTTCGCGTACTTTAAAAAGTAATCTTTGGTAGCCTTTACCGACGATGGAACAAATTCGTTCGGAAAGCTATTGATGCCGTTGCTCTTGATTTCGTTCATGAGTTAAAAAATTGATTACAAAAATCTTCGCTGTCAAAATCATTGTAGTCGCCATCATCAGAGGTAGACGGTAACAACCGGCTCTGATTGCCACTAATATCATAGCGACGGAAGTATTTAGATACTAAGTCCTCTGTTTTTTGGGTATTCCACTGATAGTAGT